CAGTCGTACCGATAAATCGGCCTGGGCGACGTACGTTGACCGTGTTACCGATCTTTGCGCCAGTGACCGCGAATTGGTCGTTATAGTCCTTATTAACCTTGCTGGTGAAGGTCAATTCGTTTTCCAGAACCATCAACGCTTCGTTGGTGATCTTGGAAATGGTGAGCAAGTTATTTGCCATTTTGTGCTACTCCTAAAAGGTCATTCAATGACCCCGGTTTATTTGATCTTGCCCGTTCGTCGGGCTTCCTTCCATGCTGCAAAAGTACCGTGAAATTCGCCATCTGAACCAATTGGCGATTCCACTCCCTTTGTTGCCTTGATCGGAGTGATCGGAGCCGGGGCGCGGCTAGGTGTTTCAACAGGCTTTACGCTAGCTGGGGCTTTATCGCCCGACAGTTTGGCTTCCAGCCGCCCAATTTCTACGAGTGCTTGACGTGCAGTTTTGGATGCCAACGCCTCTGCAACTTCAGGATTCTTAGCGAGGTGGTACAGGATTTTTGGGCCTGCATCACTCTCAAGAATTGCATCGCGCACTTGGTCAGAAACCTGAACATCGCTTGATGCAATCGTGTCTGCATAATCTGGCAATTCGACCTCTACGGCTTTTTGCCGATCAGTCCATGCCTTGACTACATTGTCACGTTCCTTTGCTGCCTTCTCTTCCGCTTGCTGCTTATCGCGGTTTCGAAGTGCGTTTTCGCCTGCCCACTCTGCCAATGCTTCCGCATATTCAAATGCGTCAGTAAATTGGCTCGGTTGTGGCTTGGCTTCGCTCGCATCCACCTTAGCAGGCGGGTTTAAGCGCGCTTCCATTTCTTGCACCTTGGCTTCAAGTGCTGCTTTCGCGTTACGCTCGGCTACCAATTCCTCTTGGGCCATGTTGCGCTGCTTGGCAATCACCTGAATCCGTTTATCAATCTTCGGATTACCAGGCTTGTGCTCGTCCTGCTGTTTTGCTTCGCTTTCCGCTTCGTTGTCTTCCTCGGTAACTTCATCGACTACCGGCTCCGCCTTATCGGCGACCACAGTGTCTTCAATTACGGGGCCAGACTTCGATGCATAGAACTCGGCTGCGTTTTCACTTGTTACGACTGTCGCGGTCATTTAATGCCTTTCAATTTCGCACTGTGAAGCCACAGAGAGCAGGCAGGTGCTACTTATTCCGCTGATTTGCCTAATGTCAGCGGAAACAAATCTAAACGGTGCTATCGCCAGCTAATGCGGTTTGCTCGTCAGCGCGTTGCGCAGACTCTTTCAAGGCCTTCGTATCAAGATGCTTAAGCATCAATTGAGTCGTAGCCTGAATCTCTGCAACATTCTGAGCACTGATTGCGCGTGTTTGCGTATCATGCAAGCGGGTACGCTCGACAGAATCAACCTGTCGCGCTTCTTCCTGCGCCCACATTTCGGATTCATGCGCTTTGCTGGTCGTGGTAAGCAGCGTACGTTTCGTTTCACCGTCTTGGCGCATTTGTTCAACGTCAGCACGCGACTTAAGCACGCCTTCAAGCTGTTGAATCTGCTGCCCGGCCTGCTGCAATTGCGCTTGCAACTGCTTGATAGCCATTTGCGCCTGAGGTGGAACGTCAGACTTATCATCAACTTGCGCTGCTGGATTCATTGCGGCCAAGCGGTCAGCCAATACGTCCATGCCAGGAGCGTCATACAGGCGCACAACCAGATCGCCGCCGACCTTTGCAACTTCCTCGCCAAGTGGGCCACCCATCAGCGCAGTAAATGCATCCAATGCTTCCATGCGCTTGCTGTTATAGCCTGGGCCAACGTCCATAACAACGTCATAGTTTCCGACCGTAACGTCATTTAAGATGCGTTCGACCGCTTCGCCTTGTGCGTCAACCATTGGCTGACCCTGCTCATCCTTCTCCTGAACCGGCTCATTGATCGTCACCATGCTCGGCTTGCTGTCCTCGCCAATAATCCGCATGATGCGTTTCTTGTCGTAAATCTTCGGCACAAGGTCAAGCGCGATCCGACCAAAGAACTTGATTGAGCGTGTAAGGTTGTCGTACAGGTGGAAGTTGGATTGCTCAGATTGGCCCTGTTCGGCCTGTACAGCGCGACCAGATTTCACGCCTTGCTTGGCGTTGGTCTGCGGGTCAAAGATGCCTAGAACGGCCTGTAGATCGTTACTGATGGCACTAGCAGCGACCATCATACCTTCTGGCGGTGGTTCTGGCTGTACGCGAACAGGGATTGGCGCATCTTTGCCTTCGGTATCCGTCTGCTTATAGCGCAATACAGCCATTGCCGACTGGTTAGCACGCGCCCATTCGTTCTCGTGGCCTTCGTCTTGGCCTTCAGCCATGATCCATTTTGCTTTTGGAGCCATGGCGACCGATTCAGTCATTGCCGTACGCCAAAAGTTATACATCATCTGCGGATCACGGGCGAACCGGACTAGGCCGAACTTGCGGCGCTTTCCGTCCATGATCATCTGATCACCATAGACAGGGATAACAGGAATCCAGCGGCCAGGCCACTGTTTCTCTTCCAGTACCTGTAATCCGCCTGCAATCTTGCGCCACCAGACTACACGACGATAACTATCACGCTGCCCAATGACCGATATACCGGCCTTATCAAGCACTTTCGCATCCGGCAATTCTTCAAGCCATGCGACAGTTCCATCCGACAGCATTACCAGTTTTGCTAGTTTCTTCTCTACCGTGAAATACTCTGCGATCCGTATTTCATCCTTCGTCACCCAATGAGCAGCAATATCACCAGTTGCACGGGATTCAAAATCAACCATGTCAAAGTCTGGGTACTGCAATTGGAACGACGCCTTACTGATCATGTCTGTAATCAGGCATTTCTCAGCATCAGACCCATCAGGCAACGTGCTATGCGGGTCGAAATAAACCGTGAATGGGTTATCGATCTGCTGAACGTATATATCCTGATCAAACGAGTCTTCGCGGATATAGTCTGTAATCACGCGGAAATATCCCCAGCCAATGCGAGCGGCAAAGTTGAATGCCGTGTCATATGCTTGATCAGCGTCGCTCTGTTGCTCAATGTGCCGCATGATCCCGGTAAGCGTTTCCGCTGTCTTTGGATCGGCAATAGAGTCAACTGGATGGATTTTGATACGTGGCCGTTGCTGTCGCTGGCTGTTCGTTACCTGGCGAATGTAGCTGTCTACCTTATTCACTGTTAAGCATGGTCGCTGCTCAAGCTGGCGGCTATTCATGGTATCAGCAGGCCATTGCTCACCGTATGAAAAGCGTAGATCGCTTGCACCATCGGCGCGGTTCTCACTCTCGCTTTCAGTAACCAGCGAAAGGAAATCTACCGCCTCTTGCGGGTCAAACTTGGCGCTTTTCACATCATTATCCATTACGCTGCCCATGCAAAATAGCCGCTACCGTGCAAATACACGGCGCGGCTCGACTGAGTGCGTGTTAGGAATCTATGGGCCATTGCGGCGCTTTCGGAGAGTTGCTGTCATCCCGACAGTAACGGGTAAATCAAGTACAGGTGGATTTTAGCACTATTTTGCTATAGCGCAAATTATTTAGTCCATCCAGTTACCAGAAACCGCAAATGTCTTCTGCGGCTTTACTTTTCGTGGCTCTCTGACCATAAGACCGATCATACGAAATGCGTCTGCGCCGTGTGATGCCCAATTGTGCAAAGGCGCTTTGCTAAACATCTTCGTATCAGGATCAACCTCGTACTGATAATGTCGAAGGCATTGCAGACCATCTGCGCAATTCTCACGGTCAAACCAGCATGAGCCGAATATCGTCCTGGCTGCATTAATACTGTCAGCGATAGCCGTGCGAGGGATAACGCGTACTTTTGCGCCAGTTGCCCGTACGATTTCCTCGATACTTCGCCCATTGGCCGCTAGCGTCTTGTTCTGTGCATCATGCGGTAACCAGTCTGTATCGTACACATAGCCCCACTTCTGCCCCTCGGCAAGATAATGGCTAATCGTCTTCTGATTATCCTGCTGGAAACGAATAAGCCGGTATTCCATGCCAATGAACTGTAAATACCAGATTGCCACGTTATCGGCCCAACCCAAGTCCCAAATACGATGCACCGGCTTACTTGGATCGTATGCAACATGCGTGATTCGGTTCTCTAGCTCAGTGACGGCCAGTTCATTGCCGAATACAGCACCATCGACCGTTTTACGGCATAGGCCTTCCCACACAGTCAGATAACTTGAATGGTCACGCGCCTTGAGTGCTTCCATTTCATCCCGCAACACTTCTGGAAACCAGGGATTATCCGACCAGTTGATTTTCTCAACGAATGCGCCCGCGGGAGGATGCGCAACAAAGCGCTGATATGTCTCGTCTTCCTCTAGCTCGGGATTGAACGATACCCAAATCTCGGAGCCTTCTTTGCGGATAGTCGGGATAAGTACGTTCCAACTAGCCTTTGATACGGTCTGCGCTTCCTCTACCCAGCATATGTCCACACCTTCAAACGATTTGATCTGAGTGACATTAGAGCGCAATCCAGCGAAGGCGAACTCTGTCCCGTTCCGCCCCTTAATCGTCGCATTCTGAATCTCATAGAAGGAATCCATGCCCAGCGAGGCTATCTGATCACTCAGCAGCTTGTGGACAGAATCCTTGATCGATGCTTGCAACTCGCGCGCACAGAGGATACGCAGCGTTTTAGACGCTCCCATGATCAGGAGCGCCCTGGCGATTCCCCATGACTTAGCCCCGCCTCGACCGCCGTACAGTACCTTGTAACGGTTAGGATTGAACAAGCCTTCTAGCTTGTCGGGGAACTCAGCCAGTTGTTTTGACAAAGGTTACCTCAATCCCGGTAAGCAATGGTGCGCCATCTTTTCCGGTCAGTTCTTGTGTAAGCTTGTCGCCATACACTTTTGGAAGCATCTTAGATAGCATCCATTTACGGGTATCGATCCGAATACGCGAGCGTGCAATAACATCCATGTCGGTACGCTCAACGCCATCCTCACCCATGTACGTGTCATTCTTGCCTTCATCGGCAATCTCTAACAAATCATCGGCTAGGCGCTCATAGCCAATAGACCTAGCCATAGTGTATTGCGCATAAAAACCATCACGATCTTGCAATGCCCACATGCGAACAGCCGACTCAACTGGCATACGATCATCGCGACAAATTTTACGCAGGCTTTCACCATCAGATAAGCGTTGACAAATTTCTAACGCAATCTCTTGTGTGTAATCTGATGGCCTACCGCGCTTTTCATCGGTATTCATGCTACCTCTTGCTCTTGCTCGACAATAGCTGCAATATCGGCTTCCTGAACGATGTTATACACAATCCCATTATGCCGGTACTCAGGGAATACAAATTCCCCATAGCGGACTGTATCGCCAACTTTGACGTCCATCGGGTGCACTTTACCTGCAATCTCTTTGCCAGGGCCGCAAGAAATAACAGTGCCAAGGTTGAATTTCTCGGTGTTCTTTACTTCGATGATGTCGGAAAGCTTGCGCTCGATTGGCAAGACTAGAATGCGGTCGCGGAGCATGCGGAGGTTTGACATACAGTTCCTTCTAAGGCACATGCCTACCGGGCAAGACGGTTCCTATATTGTATTGCATTTCTTGCTTATTGAATCAATCCAGCAAGAAAATATACGCACAAAGCAATTGGCCCCGCATAGGGGGATTCTATGCAGGGCCGTTTCTCTCAACGTTGTTTGCTTGAATGTGTCCAACTGGCCGACCGCGAACCCGCAATCCTGTGCCAGCTTCAAGCGCCACTTCCGCATGCCCACTTAACCCGATGCGGTTCAGGCAAAAGACTGGCCACGAAGGGCTAGCGCGTGGGCGACACCATGAAACTTGGAGCGTCCAGAGAGAATCGAACTCTCGTCTTATGGGTGGAAGCCATTAACTCTGCCATTGAGCTACGGACGCTTTGAAACTGAATACCGATTGCTGGAATCGAACCAGCGTCATCCATCATATAGTGTCCGCTCTACCATTGAGCTATACCGGCTTTGAATCTGATGGTGTGCCGGAGATGATCCCGGCTTTACTCTGAACTACTTAGGCTATTTTGGCAGTCGCTTTCAGAGTGAGCCCAAAATTCCTTCGCATCATCACTGCGCTATCCACCAACACGGCTGATGACTGCTTCAATGGTGCTCCTCGGGCAACGAACTTAATCGCGCGTTCTGCACACCTTCACAATCATCACAATCATCATGCGTCTTGGTTGACCGCGTTAGCCGGTCACTGCTTTTACCCGACCGCTGTAGAGGCGGATCATCATAGCCAGATAAAACTTGTGCAACCCTTCGCTCTCTGCCGTATTCCGTAGATCGGGCATACCTAGGTGCTGCGAATAAGTGCGATAACAAGGCAACATATTGTCTGTTTAATGGTGGCACCAGTGGTGCAACACCACCTATTTATCGCTATTTACAACCTTAAAGAAACTCAGTATCTATGTCAAGCGGTTTCTTTCGTGGAGATTCTCGCTCATCACCATGGCCTAGTCGCGATGCTTTACCGAATACGACTGCAAAGGCAAATCCAGCGATTACGAATGCAATAACGAGTGCAAACCATTGCATGACAGTCTCCTTTAGTTTAACTACCCAACTCAGCGCCTG